CAAGGAATCGCATGAGGCATAGACTTATAAGTACGCTTTACAATCTCCTGATACATCGGGGGAACAGTATCCTCAGGCAGAATGATAGCAATCATATTATTTTTAATTGTTCCTGCCATACAATCCTGTGCTGCATGCCATCCTTCGTGGCGCATTACACTCATCAGTACACCAGGACGATGCATATATGCTTTGTTTAAAAAGAAATTATTGCTTACAGTGTGGTATACACCACGGTGTCCTACAGGAAAATATTTTTGGTCTGCTAGAAAAACTTTAACTCCGATCTTGTCAAGTGATCTGAGGAAAGAATTAAACTCAGCAGTAACAATGTCATAATTAACAGCAGGTATCTCAGAATTGATATCTGAGATGGAGTTAATTTCTTTGACATCTTCTACACATTCTTGAAGCAACATGCATCCCATAGAATGCATAGTGAAATATTGGTTATCTTTGAGGGGGTCGGAATGGACAGGTAGGGCAACCGCTGCCGCAGCAACCACTGCTGCAATAATCTTTTTCATGAATAGTATGCCTCATAATATTTTACAATACCATTACTATTTACATGCCCTTGAGAAACCCAATCGTGGCAGCACGCAGTAATGCTTTCCATACTATACTTTGGTTCTCCATTTTCATGGATGAGACCACCATACTTGTTCAGAAGAATGTTATAGACATGCTGTCTAAGTTCCATCTTCTCATCGCAGTAGCGCCAATCGTCAACCATACCTTCCTTTTGCAATCTGTTGTAGTTGTAACATCCATCAAATGTGAGTTGGATTTTAGGTGTTTTAGATTCCATACTTGTACTCAACGTGACCATTCCAATAAAGATAACTCCAAGTTCTCTTGGGTGGAAAGTATGTTTCCCAGATTGGTGTATCTGAGTTACATGCTTTCAGTGCTTCAACAGTCATCCAAGGCATATCCATTGCCCATACTGCTTCTCGCTCAATGCGAACAACAGTAGGATCGAATCCATAGCGAGCAAAGGTGTTTTGAACAATTTCATCAGGGATAGTAGTTGCTTCAAGCATAGGCATAATATCTGAGTTATGCATACCACCGCCCATACAATCCTGTGCTGCATGCCATGCTTCGTGACGCAATGCTCTGATAAACATTCCAGGATCGTCAGTGTATCTCTTGTTCAGGTAGATCCTGTTCACATCAGAATAATATAATGCACGATACTCATCCACAAAATACTCTGGAATTGCTTCGTGAACAGTGACACCCATCTTGTCTAGGTTAGTCAGGATGGTCTTGATCTCAGGATTGTAATCAAAATCCTTTGCCTTCACTTCGTTTACACCGGCAGTGCATTTCTCATGGCGCATACACTGCATTGCTTCATAGGTATAGAATACATCATCGTATTCTTCCTTTTCAATTTGCTGCTGTGCAAGACTAGGCACAACCAGAGCAACTGAAGCAAGTAGACCGAATAAAACTCTTTTCATAATAAAAAATTCAACTTAGCGGTATTGTCCCCAACCTGTACCGGATGTCCAGTCAAGGTCTACATTCTCTTGGAATGTCTCTGAACCCCCTTGATCCCACGGCAGACCATTCTTGGTTGCCTGTTCATACATGATTTCATGGATATCATCGGGTTCGTAGTATGCCTCCCCGGTGATCGGATCATAGTTGAGCGGTTGTCCTGTCACCACATCTCTAGCAGTGTTTACCTCTAGATTATAGGGTGGAGTAAACCAGTCGTCAACCACTTTCTCAGACGGGTATGAACTCAATGCCTCAAGGTCACTATGACCCCAAAGTGGCGTATTATCAATCTCTTCACATTCAACTTCAGTTGTTGAGATACCAACAACCTTTTTAATAAGAGACTTGATTTTTCCAAACATAACTATTGCCAATGATAATGAAAGAAGTTACCTCTTGCGTGACACATTGGATCAGAAGACCATCTATACCGAAGCATGGATTGACCTTTGAAGTCTGTCCTGTCACCGATAATACTATATGCTTTAAGTAAATTATTTTTGCCTTCTTCGGACATAAGTCTGCTCACCAATGCTGGTTCGGCAGATGGACGCCATCTAGTAAACCCTTCATATTGACCGGGAGCATATACAACATCGGGAACTGAATTAGGAAACTTTGAAGACCTAACACGGTTCAGGACAGAGACTGCTACACAGTACTCATCGAATGTGTGTCGTGCTGCCTCAACCTGAATGGTCCTGGCGAGATGATCATAATCGATGGGTGTTAACCCTAAAATTGTTTCTAGAATCATAAGTTAAAAAAAGGGGGGCTCTGCCCCCCACACGATACAATATATCAGAAGCTGTACTTAACGCCCAGCTTGCCGCCGTAACCGTTGTTATCGGAATCGTCAGCAGTCAGGAACGACAGTTCACCATACACACCCAGTTGATCGGTCACAGGAACGCCAAGACCAGCCTTACCAGAGAACTGAACGTCGCTCTCTTCGCCGTCAGGAGAAACCAGAGCTGGGCCAGCCTGCACGTAGTAGGAAGCGGCACCCAGGTCGCCTTCGTAACCTACGTGAAGGTCAGTGGTAGCGCCAGAATAGTCATCGCCAGTCCAACCAGCGTTGGTCTCAACGTTTACATAAGGACCTGCAAGGGCAGCGCCAGCGGACATGGACAGTGCAGCAGTTGCTGCGAATACAGATTTAAACATTTTTGTTACCTTTTAGTTACTTGCGGAATGGTTACCCGCAGATGGATAGGGACTCGACTCGTCCCGTTGTGGATATTATAGCACAGATGTGGCGCGAATAGTTGAGGCGGTAAGTCTGTTGTAATTCGTAACATAAGTCACGAATAGGTATTTATACATCCGAAATTGTAGTATAACCGAACCTTCTCTCGTTGTCAACCCCTGTATTCTTCCAGGGCTTGGAGGACATAGTTGAGATACCGGTGTGCCGTGTCCCGTTCTCCCTGTGTTCTTGACTGCTCCCAGTCAACTTCGTGCTTCAGTTTCAGGACACGGCACTTCAATTCTTCCTTAGTTACAAAGTTCTTAGGCATCTATGTTTTTTGCGATACATTATTTACTATTCAAATAATGGAAAAGGTTCATTTCTTAACTTTTCAAGTTGTTTTGGGTCATTTCCATACTCTCCAATGTGCATATACACACAATCAATATACCTCAAATCATCATGAGGGGCATTGTATGTGTGCTTGTCGCAGTAACTTATAATTTCTTGTGGGACATCCATCTGCCTGATAAGAGCACCAGGGTCGTCCATAAAGAAGTGGGGGATAGGGGTGATTGCAAGGATCATCGTCTTAAATACTGTTCACATTTTTCAGGGTTTTTCTTACACCAATTAAGGACGTAAGCATCAGGATCTTTTTCCATGGAATGATGTGCATGATTGTGCAGCATTCCAATCAGAATCAATACTCCCACCGACAGTACATTGAAATGTGTTGCTGGGTGGACAAGTATTGCTTTCAGATATTGTTTCATTCAGTTTCAGTAGGTGGATTAGGCCAACCAGCAGGACACATAGGAACCTGGTACTTACCATTCATAACATAGTCAATAACATCTTGAGTTACCAACATAGGTTTCTGTGGAGTGGAATCCCATTTAGAAGGCATATCCAACCACACTTTACCTGTCTCTTCGTCTGGTGTAATGCTTCTTACACATAGGTCAGGCATTTCGTAATCCATTACTTCTGCTCCATAGCGGGTAATCTTCCCAGATAGGGATCATAATCGAACAACTGTTCCCAGTTCTGAAGTTGAGATGCTTGATTGGTCCACCACTCACGGATACCATCTCTACTTGGGACATGGAATGTATCAATATGATTCTTATCCCAAATCATAGATTCAAGATGTGGAGGAGAGAACAGCAGGACAGGCATAGCAAAACTGTTTCCAGACTCATAGATCAAGTGCTCTGAGTTGCATCTTGGTTTTGCTTTGTAGTCCAATTTATATTTACCATCCCGGTAACACAAATCCATCAGTTTCTTAGCATGATGTCGTGTAATCATGTAGCAAGCAGTAGAGAAGTCATTGACGAATCTCTTATGCAGTGCTACGTGCAGGGCACCAGGATTGATAACTGCAAGTTGAACCAGGTCATAGTCGAAAGGCATCCTTGAATAGAACTCCTTCCAGGTAAAGGGCCAATGCTTCACCACAGACAGGTCACAGTCATCCTCCATCATGATAGCACAAGAAGTGTCAGATGTCGTGTACCAGTGGTGGATTGCTTTCAAGTGTGATGTACAGCATCCAACGTCAGTCGGACCCATTTGATCAGGATAGCGACCCTTCAGGATGCCGCTCAGGTCGTCTTCACCAGTTCCATCATATCCAGAGATACGGGTGTAGTCTTCAATCTCCCAGTATGCAAACTGTTCTTCCATATACTTCTGACGTTCTGGACTACGATCCAGATTCGTATAGTAGATCGGTGGGAGACCCTTGAGTTTATATGCTGATTTGTTCTTATCCATTGTTAATCCATTCTAATACGTCAACCTCAGGTTTCCACCCAATAACTGATCTGATCTTATCTATATTTGCAAGAGTGGTCTCCATTTCCCCTTCACGTTTGGGTATATACTTTTGCTCAGGAGAGATCAAGTCAGCAATCTCTTGAATTGAATAGTTCTTACCACTACCTACATTGAAGACTTCACCATTGTGTCCTTTGAGAGGCATGATTGATGCAAGGTAGTTTGCACGAGCAACGTCCCCAACATACACAAAGTCTCGCTTCTGCGAACCGTCACCAACAATCGTCAGTGGTTCTCCTGCTGCTTTCTGTCTATCAAAGATACCAATGACTGGTGCATACTGACCCCTAGTAGGAGACCGCTCACCGAATACATTGAAGTATCTAAGGCATACTGTATCCAAACCGTACAGGTTAGTGTACATCTTACAGAACTTCTCTGCTGCAACCTTAGAAGCAGAGTATGGATTCAAGCAATCGTCTGGTTGTGTCTCGACACTTGGAGCAGGGTTGTTACCGTACCCAGAAGAGGTAGACGAATACACAAATCTCCTTACACACGCATTCCGTGCTGCTTGTAGCAGCACAGTTGTTCCGACACAGTTCCTAGTGACTGCATCGATAGGATTCTTGATAGCAGGTTGTAGACGTGACTCAGCAGCAAGGTGGAACACATAGTCAACACCTTCCATTACAGCACTCATTGCAGAATAGTCAGTGATATCTTCACGATGATATTCTACACCTGGTCTCTCGTAGAACTCATCATTGTCTGCACTATGATTATCGACCACAACAACATCGTGGTTTAGGTACATCAGATAGTCTACAATGTGAGATCCAATGAACCCACACCCACCAGTTACTAAACTCTTAGTCATACTTTTTATCTCGCCTTGGCATAATAGAATCGTGAATTAATGTTTTGAGTCTGGTACTAGAGTACTCATGCTCCCTAGACAACCAAGTAATTGGAATATCCAAATCAGAACCAGTGTAACTTCCATCAGCATAGTCATCACCCAGGAAACGCATATGATACTCCCCACTCTCTAGGAGTGCAAGGTATTGTTGCTCACTGTTGTAAAGGACAACATCATCAATGTTTCGCATACCCAGAAGAATCTCTTTACGCTCCTCTGCTGTCTGCACTGGTTTCAGTTTGTGTGCTCTTTCGGTTGATGGATCAACGTGAAGTGCTACGGTCAGATGATTACAATACTTCTTTGCATCGTAGAACATGCGAACATACCCAGGATGGATTACATCAAAGGCACCTGCAATGATTCCTTTCTTTTGTGGTTGTCCTAGAATCCAATCGAATACATTAGTACCCTTGTCATCAATAAACAAATCAGCATTGGGTTTATGGAACATGGGTTCCAGTTCGTGATACTTAACACCCCAGTTCTTTAGACTCATCAGAGTTTGAACTGTCCAATCTTTACCTGACCCTCTACCACGAGCAGTCATAATAATGATATGATGCCCCTCATCGTAAAGACGATTGATTGTCTCTACCATAAAGGGAATAGGAAGTGAGTCCCAGTATCGTTGATTGTGACCATCAGGGTCACAGGGAGTATCACAGATTGTCCCGTCTAAGTCAAAGCAGAATCTCATACCACTCCGTGAAGAAAGATCTGATGAACACATTCTACCACACCATATGACCTACTATCAATCCAATAGTTCCACATAGCATTGACTGCAATGGTTCGGATTCTATTGTTGCATTCAAATCCAGTCAGCACTCCATATGATACTTTATTATCCTCACACCACTTGACGCAGTTCACCATGTTCTTGGATTCTCCACCAGAACTCATGATGATTACAAGAGTATTGTCTTCTACGTAATACTCTAGAAACTTCTGATACGCTTTCTTATAACCAAAGTCATTGGCAAGCATAGTAATCATTGATGGGTCAGAGAGGATAGAGACCTTCTTACCCTTGAACTTCATGTAGTCCTGTGAGATATGAGATGCTACGCTGCTGCTTCCGCCATTGCCTAATATAATAATCCTGTCGTGACAGTCGAATGCTGCCTTAAATCTTAAAAACTGTTCTTCCATGTGGGCGCATTGAAGCACCTTTGCATATTCCTCAAATGGATTTACCATAGACACCATCAGTTCCGACTCGTATTCTAACAGAGTCGTATGGGATTGTCAATGTGCCTGGTTTAGAAAACGTTAGGAAGAACCCACCATTACCAGCACCACACAGTCGGTGTGCTAGGACGGTATCGTTGAGGTCTAATGCAGAGTCCATCATCTGAATGGTTTCGTTCTCTGCGATAGTTGATGATGTCTGCTTCTTCTGTCTCCAACTCTTACTCATCAGATTCAAGAAACACTTGTAACTCTTATTAGATAGCAGATAGTATGCTTCGTCACATGTTTCCAGAAGTGGTTTGACCTTATCCAGGTTCTCCGTCACATTCTTGAGAATCTTCTTGGAGTTTCTGGTAACACCAGTAAAGACAAGGTGTGTATCGTAGTGGTCGAACAGGTCAGTGGGTAGGAACTCATAGGTGATACAATCATCTCCCATAAAATTGATACGTTTAAATCCACCGACACCACATCCGTATGGGTCTTGGTATCCACAGTATGGATTATAAACCCTTTCTAACTTATATGCGAGTTTACAGGCATCACTATCGGTAATTGGGATACCCAAGAACATGGTACATGCCTTGATAAGACTGATTGTATATGAAGAAGATGACGCAAGTCCACTACCCTGTGAGTATGCATCACTGGTCAGGGTGACCTGAACTGGTGGCATATCATAGTGCTCCAATACAGTCCTTACAACCTCGTTCTGAATATCTTTGAGACTAGAGACTTCTTCTCTTCTAGAATAGTTGATGATATATTTGTGCTGTTCTCTATTGAAACCAAACTTGTCCTGTGTGATAGTCACATAGGTCTTCAGACTGGATGTAAAACTGATCACAGAACCACGCCCATACTCCTCTACGAAGTATGGGTTGTCTGTAGAACCACCGAAGAGTGATACACGGAGAGGACAAGATGCGATAATCATTGATACTTTTTCAGGTATTCTTGTTTGGAATAGTATTCAAGCAACTGTTCTTTGTTGCACTTTTCAAGATAGCACCAAAGGTCCCAGTTGTGCTGCCAGTAAGGATGCTGTGACATTGACTGGGGGTAGGAGTTCATACCTCTAGCATGCTCCAGGTGGAACACCTCACTATTGATTCTATGGACTCTGTATCCTAGGGTCTTGAATCTGTGGTGACGTTCATAGTCATCAGGAGCAGAACCCATAAAGTTCTCGTTCTCCATACCACCTTCAAAGTATACATCCCTACTCAGGAACTGAATCCATCCATATCCAGCATTGTCTGGTACAGAACTTCTCTTCAGAATACTCAGGTCATAGTCATCATCATTCAAGAAGTCAGATACTAGCGTGTCAGTAGTATTGACTTTGGAAAGGTAACCTCTACCTTCACCATAGGGATAGATCATATCACTCTTATCTTCCATGATTCTACGGTATGATTCCAGATAGGTATCAATAGGAAGAATCATATCACAATCATAGTTTACAATGACCTTTGTCTTTGTAAGGATCAGCATCTCATTGAGAATCTTTTCTCTCAGGAACAGAGGATCATCTGATTGCTCAAAGATATAATTGATATTAGATACATCACCACAGTATTCTGTAATCTGTGGTAGTGCCTGTTTATCAAACTTAGAATCAGTATCAACCTCCTTAACAATGATATTAGTATCAAAGGCAGAGTTCAGATAGCAGAGAACTGTGATGATATTTCTCAATCTATCATTGGACTCAATCCTGATAGGGATAATAAACGTGCAGTCTTTTAGATCTTTTTTCATTTCTTTACGATATACAGGAGGAGTCGGTCGTTAACAATCTCATAGAATTTAATCTCAAAGTTCTCAAATGAGTTCTGAACTCCCTCTTCACTGATGTAACTCCAGTCTTCGTTCTCATTGGTGCCGAACAGACGGACATCATCAATGACTACGATAGCACTGTCACCCTGGTAGTTCTTGTCAATTGCTACACACTCTTCAATCAAGGGACAGTCAAGGTGGTTCCTTGCTGTGTTCATAGAGGAGTAGTGAGCATCCAACCAGAAGAATACTTTCTCTTCTGTAGTGAGATCCTGAAGATACTTAGGCAGTTCAATCAGACTGTCACCCTTTACGTGAGTGCAATGTGGAATCTGATCTGTTACTCTCTTGCCGTATGCATAGAGTTCATCAGACAACTCTACAGTCCACATCTTCTCAAAGTATTGATACACAGATTGGATGCTAGCACCATAGGATGTTCCTGTCTCTACAAAAGTAGAGTAGGAGTTTACATCCTCAACCAGTTCTTCTAGTTTTTCCGAATACTCATTCAGATCGTTGATAGTAAGTGAAGCAGCCATTAGATTACAATCCAGTTTTCGCAGTACAAGTCTTTGGTATTATTGTTAGGGTATGCAGGTCCGAACCACATCTTGGGAGCGACAACCTTGCCCCTACCATTCTGCAACCAAGCACCCCACCAAGACATAGAACTATTAGCAATTATAGCACCAGAACACAGAGACATCAAGCACATATCAATATAAGGTTCGTATGAACCATCAGTATACTTATCTTCTGGGACAGAGATAGCAAATCGGTCATCACTAAAGAACTCTTGTGTCTGGACCCACTCGGGAGAATCAGAACATACGATGACAGGAATATCATCAGGAAACTTCTTCAGTGCCTTCTCGTAATATGAGAGAGGTTGTGGTGGATGCTGGTCAGAGCATTCAGTGTATGACCACTTGAACCCACGGGGATCAGTCAAGTTAGGGTCACCTCTACGAACGTGCAAGAAGATAGGAGGAATATCAAATCCTTCGATTACTTCTTTACATGGTTCAAGGATATGGTCGTGGAATGTATATTCACTACGGAGTACATCCCTGATATTTCTAAAGTATTTCTCAGTCTGGAAGAATCCTTGTAGTGAGATATGATCAGGACACAGATCAAACAACTCCTGGTCGAAGTGATAATATCTCTCTGCCACTGTAGGTGCATATCCATTGTCCAGGAACTTTCTATTCTCTGGTTTTACATCAGGCATCGTGAATGCATGGTGCAGACTATAGTTCTCAATGCTCTTTGCATTCAGGGGTGGAATACACCACTCGTATCCTTTGTTAGCAGCGATACCCCTAAGTGTAGCGTACTCAAACATTTGATTACCTAGTCTGCCTAGGTTACCGATTCCATTAAATCCAATCATAATTTGTGATACCTGTTACTATATTTTTTCCTGAGGATTGTGAGTCCGTTGTTCCAGGGGAGAGTTGAGAACTCCCAGAACTGTGGATTTAATTCTGCGACTGCACGGTAAGGACCGCCAGCATCCCATTGGGGACCACCATGAGAAAGGTCACAGTGATAGAAGGGGTCAGTTCCACCATACATCAAATCGTGTAGGAGTATTATACTACTTGGTCCTACAAGTCTGTCAAGCAATTCCAGTTGTCTTTTGACATGAGAATATGAATGCCAGTCATCAACATATACAATATCAATCTTTTTGTCCCTAGGCCACTGTTCTAGGAACTTAATACTGTCACTCTTACAGAAAGTATAGTGACCATTGTTTGGTTTATATTCTGTAGGATCATTCAGATCAACAGACCAGAGATGACCACCATTCAACTTTGCTGCTTCATACAAGGGTTCAGAAGTATGACCCTCACGGACACCGAGTTCGACAAATGTTGTGCCTCTAGATGCTAGGGCAATAGAGAAAATAGAAACGATATGTCTATCAGAATCAAGTTCACCATGCAGTGCCTTATCAATGAACTTTTCCACTGAGTCTCCTTTTAACATAGTCTTGCTCTCTACAGTATTGTAAGATGGTGTCACCAGTCTGTTCTCGGATCCAGTTCCACAACATGAAGTTCTCTTTCCATAGTGGATTAGTGAACCACGAGTCGTTAGTTCTTGAATGTTCTAGGTGGTAGACGTAATCATTTACTCTACCAACCCTGTTACCTAAGACGTGTAATCTGTAGTATAACTCAGAATCTTCAGGACCCCATGCATGAAAGTTTTCATTCATCATAAAAGAATTTATATAGTTTTCTCTACGGACAAATTGGCACCATCCGATAGTAGAATTACTAAGGGTTGCATGAGCATGAAGTTCAGAGAGGTTCATATCACCAGCAATGAACTCAGAGAATGTTGCTGCAGTATATTTGATTGCTCTCTGATAGACACCACATCCATATGGATAGATGGCATCATAAGATCCAGATTGAATCGCTTCATATGCAGCATGATAACTTTCTTCTGGTAGCAGCACATCAGTATCGTAGTTGCATACTACATCTGTATCAGAACGTAGCAGCATATCATTTAGAACCTTAGTCTTATGAAAGTATGGTTCTGTCTGCTTATCGAAGGTATAATCCAATCGATGAGTGATAGGTCCAAACCTTTTACTGATATAAGGCATAACAAGTTCAGTGAACCTGTTTTCTGTATCGTGCTCTTGTATCAGAATCTTAGCATCAAACTTAGACAGCAAATAGGTAAGGACCGTCTTAAGGTTCCTTACCCTGTCTGGCGATTCAAGTTTTACTGGAATTAGGAATGATAAGTTCATACTTCTGCAGGGATGGGTGTCGGATCATTGTATAGTTTGATCCAACGTTCTGGAATCAAATCTCTGGTATCGGCATTCAACTTAGGACCATACCAGGGATCAGGAGCAATCACCTTACCAGCATCATTCTGTAACCAGGCACCCCACCAGGACAGTGAAGAGTTAGCAATGATTGCTCCACCACACAGGGACATCAGACACAGGTCAGCATATGGGACGCTCGCACCATCAGAAAATACTTCGTGAGAAGCATCCGAGAAGTGGAATCGGTCGCCCTCCAACCAGGGTTGTCTCTTGCACCATTCAATCAGGTCAGATACAACAATGACTTGCTTATCTTCAGGGAACTGCTTCAATGCTTCCACATAGTATTCTGGTTTACAGAGTGGATGAGTATCCTGCAACATCTGATAAGACCACTTAAATCCACTCTCATCTAGATTAGGATTACCTCGTCTTACATGTAGAAAGATACAGTTATCTCTACCACCAATGCTATCAATATATTCTTTACAGGGATCTAGGTATCCTGGTTTGAATGTAAGGTCTGTACGGATCTCACCAGTAGCATTCTCAAAGTATTTCTCTGTCTGGAATGTACCTAGAAAGTTAGTATTCTCATTGCATTCAGTAACTATCTCTGGTCGATACACAGTATCCATACACTCAAAGGTAGGATTACCAGTCAGACCTACGTTCTGAGGTCTGACACCTGACATCTCAAAACATTCAAACAATCCATAGTGGTGACGTGTGTATCCATCATCACCAGGAATCATCCAGTCGAATCCACGACTCTTTGCAACTCCTCTAAGGAAAGCATATTGGAATAACTGATTGCCTAGACGACCATCTTTACCAAGTCTATCAAATGAAACAGGCATTATTTACTCCAATCTAAAACTGTCCAGCGTTTGGGAACCATATCTGTAGTATCCAAGTGGGTCATAGCAGTTCCAAACCACTTAGCAGGATTAGGTGCAATGACTTTACCTCTGTCATTTTGCAACCAGGCACCCCACCAAGAGAAAGAACTATTGGCTATTATAGCACCAGAACACAAAGACATCAAGCATAAGTCAGTCTGAGGTAACAGAGTGTTCTGTCTCTTACCTGTACCGTCAATAGTTTGATACGTATATCTCTCGTTACTCTCGTTGAATAAGAATCTATCTGCCTTGAAGAACTCTTGCTTCTTACACCAGGCAATATCATCAGTGAATACAAAGCAGGGAGTGTCTTCTGGGAACTCTTCTAGTGCTCGTTCAAAGTAACTGATAGGTAGGATGGGATGATACTGTTCTCTACCGATGTTATCTGATTGTCTGATATGTAGAAAGATTGGTGGAGTATCTAGACTCGCGATATATTGCTTACAAGGAATCGAATACCCTTCATTGAATTGGAAGTCTTGTAGGATCTCGTCTTTGATGTGAGAGAAATACTTTTCTGATTGGAAGTATCCCTCAAGGTTCACGTCATCAGGCAGTTGAGTAAAGAACTCAGGAATGAACTGGTGACCATTCTCCTGGACTGAGTTACCTTCTACAAATCCAATATTAGTAGTCTTTACGTTCTTGAGTTTGAATGTCTCAAACAATCCATAGTTATCTCGGTGTGGATAATCCTCTGGTGGGATAGTAAAGTCGTATCCATTCTTCGCAGCAATACCTCTCAGTGCTGCATACTGGAACATCTGGTTACCCAGACGACCATTGCTGCCAAGTCTATTGTATCCAATCATAAATCAATCCAAATAACTTCTTCTTGTGGTACACTCCAATCAATTCTGCTGTCGCATTGATGTTCTACAATATTATCTACAACAAAAACTTTATATCCTAAGTCCAACAGACCCAGGCACAGTTTATATTGCTGACTTTCTGTAAGAATATCAGTGCCTCTCTTATATGCAACACTATCAAATGCATACGGTAATCCCATAGGATTGCGATTCACATAGTAATCCAATAAGAACGCATTGTGCTCTTCGTTGAATGAGTCAGTGACCTGTCCAAGATTATATTCCAGTCCAAGTTTCCTAGCAGTAGCAGCAAATGCTCTGTTGTCTCTGGGCAGACAAGGACCACCGAAACCAAAACCAAATCCCAGATACTTATGTCCTACTCTGGTATCTGAACCGATAGCATCCAATACATTATCAATTTCATTAC